TTTCGCTTCGAACTGCGCCAGTTCTTCCTCGCTCCAGCGGTGATAGCCCTCCGTCTCGGCTTTAGGGGGGCGCGTGTCCTTTACCGGATCGAACGTTCCCGGCACGATCCTTTCGCGCCGTGCAACGACGAACAGTTGAGCGAGTAGCTTGCGTAGGCGGGTTGCCGCGTGCGGCTTATGGCGCATTGCTACCATCACGCGCTGAATACGCTTCGCATCGAAGGCCCGCATAGGATCATCGCCAAAGCTATTGCGGAAACGTTCCAGCACGCCCCGGTAAACTGTTTGTGTCGCCGGTTTTAAATCGAGGAATGCCGAATCCGAGTAGTAACGCGCTATTACGTCCGACACGCTGCCAGGAATGATCCGGCCCGCACCAATCGCAGGCTTTTCCTGCTCTAAGCACGCGGCATATTCACGCTCGAACGCCTTGGTGCCGAAGGGTGCCTTGAAGTAGTGCGCAGGGTAGCCTTTGCGCCGAAACCGATAGCGCACTTTGCCATGACGGTCGGTGAATTTAGAGACGAACTGAGGCTTCTTCATAGCGCACCAAACTCGTCTAAGCGGTCGTCTAGGTCGTCATTGCTGGAAGCTACCGCTTCCGCCTGACGGGTCATCGTGAAGTCAAAGTTGCCAAGCGCATCGACCCGCCCGCGCAAGACGACGCCGTGCGCAGCAACAGTCGTTGCCATCCGCACCAGGTCGTCTTTCGAGATAAGGGCTTTGCGTCCGGCCATGACTATGCGGCTTGCGCCTCCACGCCCGCCATGATCCGCTTTAAAGCGCGACCAGCTTTGCCCCGAAGCACCAGTTCCCGTTCGGTCACGCCATCGCGCGACACCTCGATCTGCACGATCGTTCCGCCAACGGTCTGGCGCTTGCCCAAGCTGCCTAGATGCCCATGCGGCAGGTATTGTCCGGTCGCCTGATCTGCGATCACGGAAGGCATTCGAGCGAACGCCACCGCTTCGGTCGAGTTCTGGTGCTGCGGGGAGATGTATTGCGCAACCGTGTAGGCGGCGAAGGGCATTCCGTTCATGTCATCCCCCGCGATGTAGTAGAGTCGCGGCTCGGTGAAGCAGCAGCCCAAGAGAAGCCGAGCGGTCGAACCATCGGCGCAGTAGTCCATCAGCGCCAGCTGCGCCGTGTGCACCAATTCGTCTTCCGTTGAAGTCTTGCCGTGCCCGATCGCCTCTAGAAGAGAGCGAGGGGGTGCCCCGATGTTCGACACCGTGCCCGCGAAGGGGTGGTTCAAGCCGTAGAATCCTTTCGGCATCGCGCCCAGCACTTCGCAGGTGTCCCCGTCGAGCACCATCGTGTCCGTCCAGAGATACACTTTGTTGCCGTGCACCATCCCGTTCTGGAGCGTCATGGCTCAATTCCTTTAAGCTGATAGCTGTGTTCGTGGCTGGAGGGGTAGCCAGCAAGCCAATCTTGGCTGTAGCGGCGGCTGACAGGCCTAGAGCGCCGCCCACGCCGGGGATCGCCAAGGTGAGCGCCACAACGCCCGCGACCTTTCCTATGGTGCCGAGAGCCTTGCTCATGCTGCCACCTGCTTTCGCGGGTTCCAGCCTTCGACCTGGCGCACTTCGTCGGCATCGAGCACGTTCGTTTCGAGCGCGATCTTGTGAGCATTCCAGCGCGTTTCAGGATCGCCCCGAAGGAAGCCGGAAAGATCCAATTCGAGTTCGTAGGGCGATCCGATCGGGAACAGCGAGCGAGAGAATTCCGCTTCGATTTTCCGCGCCCAGGGTGCCAGGCAGAAGGTTGCGAACCAACGCCCTGCCGTCTCTGAGTTCGTGAAGGTGTTGTGGGTGTAGTCACCGATGATCGGCGGCGGCACCTGGAACAGCCGTGCAATCTCTTCGACACCGAAGCGCCGCGTTTCCAGCAGCTCGGCATCCTCAGGTGAAATCTGCGCTGGCTTCCACGAAAGTCCGCCCCCAAGGATTAGGGCGCGCCCAGCGTTGCGAGCGCCGGAAAACCTCTCGTCGAACTGCTCGCGAAGGTTCTTTGTTTGTTCGGATGACAGTTGCGACGCGCTTTCGAGCACCCCGGAAGGGTTGGCCCCGTTGGCAAGGAATTGCGACGCGTGGCGGTTAGCGAGATCAACGCTTGTAACCGTGTCTGCCGATCGGGAAAGCCGAGAGATACCGATCTTGCCGTCATTGGTCCGGTCGCGAAGGTGGATCACTTCCCCTTCGAGCAGTCGGCGCGATACACCTTTACCGTTGCTTACGTCATAGGCCAGCCGCCCACTTGCTAGCTCTTGAACCGTCACCATCCCCCAGGGGTGGTAGTAGAGCGCGGAGCATTGGCCGTTGCCGTTCCGCTCGATCTCGAGCAGGCCGTTGCCGGTCAGCAGGGTGTCAGCCACCAAGTGTTCTATGCCGTCGCACCACGTCATAGAGGGATTGAAGCCGTAGCGGATCAACTTTCCAAGCGGGTGCCCAACTTTCTCCACGCGATCGGCACCTGCTTGGGCATACACGCGAGCCGGAACGTAGGCCAAAGCGGTAGCAATCGCGCCGGTGCAGGCCAGCACGGTGGAAAGATTTTCTGCCGCCCTTGCGCTCAGGCCGGAATAGTAACCGGTCATCGGAGCGAGGGCCTGCCAGCTGGGATCTAGCGGCGAAGTGTCTGCGCGGCGCTCAAAGCCCGCCAGCGATGCGATTCGGTCGATCATGCCCATTGCCGCGCCTCCGCAAGCTTGATAGCCCGTTCACGTCTTGCGTGCCCGTGTGCGACCCTGCGGGAACGCAAGGCGACCTCTGTTCCTTCATACGCCGGCCATGCGCTTACGATGCTGATCTCGCGTAGGTCGATCTTGCTAAGCGTGCGGGTGTCGCCATCCCAGCTTTCGCCGCCTTCGGGCACAAAGAAGCCGAAGGACATTCCGCCTAAGTCACCCCGCGCTGCCAACGCAAGCACGTCACGGCCCGCAGCAGTGTCGGGAACGTCGAGCGAGAATGCCAAGCCTTTATCGTCTTCGCGAAGCTCCAGGGTGCCGGTGCGCGTCCTGCCCAGCACTTTGCCAGGGTCATGGTCGAGCAAGGCCAGCACGTCGCCGGAACGGGCATCCCGGAAAGCGCCCAAGGAAATGCGCTCCCGGAATGCCCCAAGGTTCGCCTCATGGGCGAAGGTGGCGGCATAACCCTCCAGTCTGCGCCCTGAACTCCGCAGGTCTGTGGCGAAACGCCGTTCAAGGTTAGCCGCCGCACTCATTAGCTGGCCACTCCCGTAGCTGCGACGAACGAAGCCGGACGGCGAACGCCGAAGTCTACGCTGGCCATCGCACGCAGAAGGATATTGCCCTTCGAATAGGCGGTTTCCGCATACGGATTGACCAGGATGTCGAGCTGCGACCAGATGCCGATGAGCAGGTCAGACCAGTCGCCATAAACTAGACCAGCTTCGTCTTCATCGACGCCCAGGTTAGTGGGTGCCTGGTTCGTGAAGTAGGCAGCTTCGCCGTGGAACGTCTCGCTGATTGCGATCGGTCGCTCGGTGGTGTCGCGCAGCTTCATCGCTGCCGCCCGGACGCCGTTGGTCGAGAGGAATGCTCGGCTGTCACCGATGTTCGCAACGTCCGCAGCCGCGATCATGTCCGCCGTAGTGGTGAACAGGTCGGTCGCGAACGGCACGGTCGGAACGTTCGGGTCGTTGATAAGGCCCAGCGGTTCGGCACCGGTGCCGCTGCCAGCGATAGCCGCGCGGTCGATTTCGAGGGCCACGTTGCGGCTCATCATATTGCGCACCAGTTGTTCGACCGCCGGGGACGATTGCTGGAGCAACTGACGCGAAAGCTCAGTGATGACGCCAACGTGATGCGGGGTCAGCGTGAGCGAGTCGAAGCTGGCACCATCGGTCGAAAGCGCCTGATCTTCGGCAACCCAGCCAACGTTCGGAGAGTCGGTTTCGCGCGGAATAACCACGTCGCCGGTCAGGCCGGTGAGCGTAGTCGCGCCCAGTCGCGAAACGATCGACGTGTTGGTCAGCGCCGAAGTGAAAAGGTCCGGCCGAAAATTGTCGGGAGCGATCGTCGATGCGCTGCCGGTGGTCATGTCCGCCGCACGTTTTTCGAACAGTTCGGTCGCCACGTAGACGCCCTTGGCAGGTCCGCCAGCGCGTTCGGCCAGCATGGCCTGTTCCCGCTCGACCTTGGCGCGATCGTTGACCGCCATGCCAGCGCCGTAACGCAGCGTTTCGATCAGGTTCTGATTGCGCAGCTCGGCAAATTCGCCGCGTGCCCCCTGGCGCGGGGTTCCGCGCGCGCGGCGTTCTGCGTCGT